GTCTATAGACTGATTGCCCACCACCCGAAGCCCGCGCCATTGCTGGGCTTTCACCGCCGCCCGCCGCCAGTGTGCCGGTAGTGTGCCGCCCGCCGTCGATTGTCAGCGCTAATCGATCGACGGACTTTCGATGCTGTGGTCTGCAAACTTTCGGGGGGGCGTCGGGGGGTCGCCGTGTTTGCGGCGGGGGAAGATATGTGTATACGAATTGCTGTACAAAATTCAATTTGGGTCTAAAGATCGACTCTAGACACCTCAGTCCTTACACCAGCCCGCCTCACGCCACGCTGCCCGACTAACGCACCCCCACGCATGAACTCTACGAAGTCCTCGATCTCCTCGTCCATACGTGCATCCAGTACAGCCTGAGCCGCTTCATCGACACTCTGGCTCATAGACCGCTGATAGTGAGCCACAGCCCCTGCAAGTGCATCCAGACGGTCGTCATGCCTGAGCGCACCACGGTCTCTAGTAACGTGAGTTAACTGGTACAGCAGGGAGTATCTGTGGTCTTCCGCCCGTGACTCACGCCGCGCTAGTGTCTCGTCTATGATCAGCCTGTGCTGTGTCATAACGGGCTCCAGCGTGTCTATGATCCGTAGTTCCTTTTGTCCTTTAGCCCACTCTGACTCTTCGACGGTACAACCACCGGGCCAGATGTCACTGAGGATCGGCTGGAACGCCGCTATCCACATGCCTTGCCCGTAGTTTGGCTCTACTTCGATTAGATTGACATCGTACTTGCGAGCGTCCATCGCAATGCGTGTCATGGCTTCCGTAGGGTCTCCGGTGAACCCGCCGACATGAAGCACGTACATAAGACCATTGAGAGCCGCAACGATGGCCCATGCCGTCTCGTCAGCGCCGCGACCACTGGGGTCAACGAAGAGCATCTTGCTCTCGTATGGTTCCCATTCGCTGTCGATGAACAGCGGGCGCAGGAAATGGTCACCGGAGAAGCCAAGGTTCGGGATGTCCTTAATCAGGTTCTCTTTGTCATTCTCACGCCCCCACTGGACTGTCAGGGGAGCCTTGAGGGGACTGAGAGACATCGTGACTAAGTCGAAGGTCTTTAGTGGATATCGCTCTGCATCCGACAAACTGGTGTCCAGCATGTATTGGAGCGCAAAGGCACTACGTCCTTTGGACTCAATAGCGATTAACTCGTCATCCCCGAAGCGTGTGTCTGTCGATTGTCCGTAAGACAACTCACCGTCTTCGTATTGCTTTCTGAGATAGTGCGCTAGGATGTTCACTTCCTGACCACTGTTGTTATTCGTCAACAGGTAGTTGCCCAGCTTTTCTACAGACGGATACCGTACTGGTATTGTGAAACAGTCAAAGTCCATTTCCTTGACCAACACGTTATAGACACTTTCCTCTGTCTGAGGTGTTCCCAGAAATATGATGTCGCCTTTCCCGTGTTCAGTCTTGGTGATTGGCACAAAGTCATTCTGTACGATCCTGATGATCCGCTGCCGTGCCTCTTCCGTCAGGCTGTTGCGTTCCACCTCGATGTCGTCAGCAATCAACAGTGTCGCCCGACTACCTGTGATCTGACCTGTAATACCTCTCGCGGCTACGCTGTAGCTCTGCGACAAACTTGCGTTGCTAACGTCAAACTGATCCGCCATGTCGCGACGGGTAGCTCCGTTATCTCGCGGACCTTCCAATAACCACTGCACCAGCGGCATACTCTCCAGTATACCTTTCGTCTGCGCTACGAACTCTTTCGCCTTGGAGCCGGTAGCAGACACCACCATGATCTTCTCATCTCTTGGGTTTCTCATCAGTCGCCAGATGGCGTACACGCTGGTAATGTAAGACTTACCCAGAGACCGAAAGCATCTAATGATATCCTCGCGTGGGCGTTCGGTGTCTATCCTCTTTTGTGCAATGTCAGTACTGTCGACACCATGCTGTAAGCGATGGGCAATCTCGTACTGTGCTGTGGTGGGGTTTGGTAGACCGAGATGCGCCCACGCGAGAAACAGGAAATTTCTAAAGTCTTCAAAAGCGGGATGAACGTCCTCTGGCATGTTTGTCTCCCAATGCGGGCGACCGTTTATCTCCAGAGGTTTCAGCATTTCCACCTACGCAGTGCCAAAGCCTTGCGGGTAGGCTTGCCGTTCTTTGACATCGGTCCTTTAACACCACTCATGCGAGCGCAGAACGACCGTTTACGAGCGCCACCACCGGGCTGTGGTGCTTTCAGTTTACTTCCGGTTTTGCGGTTGTAGTACGCTCGTCCCTTAGCGGTGAGACCACCTTTCTTGGACTTGTGTTCTTTGCGTAGACTTACAGACTTTTTCTTAGCCGCCACTACTTCTTCCTTTTTTTGGCGGTCTTCGCGCTACGCTTAAAGTCTTTGGCAGAGGGTGCGCCTTTGGCACCGGGCTTCCTCATTCGTTCACCAGAGCCCGCTTTGATTCTGGCTCTCTTTTTGTGGATATTGGCATATAGGCCGGGACGTTTGCTCATGTGATCTTCACCACTTTGTCGTTAAAAGGCATCTGGCTCTTGTAGTTCTTAAGACTGTCTGAGATGTACTGAGCGGACGGCAGTTCATCTAAAGGCTCTGCTGGCGGAAACTGTTTAAGAAAGTTGACCATCGCGGAAACCATTGCGGGCGACAGTTCTTCTTCATCAGCAACAATCGATAACAGTCGGTCACCCAAGGCATCCTTAAGACGCTCAGACTGGCTCATATTGTCTCTTGCTGTGTCGCTCATTTTTTCTTCTTTTTCTTTCGCGCAGCAGCGGCTTTCTTTTTGCCCGCTTTGGTATACGGGTACTTCTTACCTTTTACGGTAGGCATTCATCTCTCCTTCATAAACATAAGTAAGACACGCCTGTCTCCGGTATGAGGACGGACGCAATGCTCCTCGTTTGACGAGAAGATCAACAAGTCCAAATAGTGGACTAATGCTCTGTGGTCACTTCGGAAGAAAAACTCACCACCGTTAAAACCACTGGGCGGCGTAAGAACTATGCTGGCGCTATAAGCGCACCACGGCATGTGGTTGTTGTTACCAGTGTCTTTATGCCAGCCGTGTCCATCTTTCTTTGACTCAACACAGCAATACGATGGATGGCTAAAGTCTGCGTCAATGACAGTAGAAATAATGTCTGTTATATCTGCAATGTCGTCTTCAAAAAAATCACGGGGGCCTAGCTTTGATGCTATGCGTTTAGCTGTAGAGGGCCTTAAGACACTACTGATCTTTTGGTGCATTGCATGGACATTCTGATTTACTGCGTCCACACTTCTCACACTTTGGGTCTACTGTTTGCCCAAACCTAACGGGGTTACTTTGCGTCATTTTTGTCCTCCAATTTATCGAGATGGTGTTCCAGTTTATCCATCTTATCGAATGTATAAGCATTCGACATAATGGCTGGAATGACGAGATGCACACACCCGGAAATAAACAAACAGCTTATTAAGCAAACGACTGTTTTCATTCTTTAAGGTTCTTGGCTGTTTGGCGCTTGTCGTAACTACGCGCACCGGAATACCCAAGATAACCAGCGCCGAAGAGCGCCCAGAGGCTGTCAGGAATAGCAGTCAAAAGGTCTTTGATGTTCACCGCTGCCATTGCGACATGCTCAGGAAACCAAATGCCAATAATACCGCCAACAAAGCATAATATAATGACAGCATACATGACGTAAAGAAACGAAGGTCTTGCCCTCGATGTCCAACCGTCAGCCGATTTAGCTTCGGCAACAATAGCCGACATTTGTATTTCGTATCTTTTAAGATCGAGGTTAACAAGTTTAGCCTTGGCGTTAGCTTTTTCTTCTTCTGTTTCAAACAGATTATCGATAAGCTCGCCACCTAGCTTGCCAAGTATTGGCCCCAGCACTCCAATCATACTGACGGTCCTTTCTTAAAGATAAGAGGAAAACATAAGCCGTCCCATGACACAAATTCACCAGCTTTTTGTCTGGTATTCATGTTTATTGTTATAAGTTCTGCTGGAGGGCATCCATCATTCACCAGAGTTTTTTCGTAGGAAAAGGAACCATCGTGGTTAAGAGTTACTAAAATCAATAAAAACTTTTGTATTATTTCCATCATTAATCGCCTTTAATAACCGGGTGTTTTCCATTGTGCATGTGGTTAAGTCTTGTCACTTCTGAACGAAGATATGAAATATCAGACTCCATTTTTGCTATAGTTTTGTGCTGACTTTCAAGTTTATCTGGATGAAGTATTCCAGACAAAACATTCACTCGGTTTTCTGCGACCTGTGTGGAAATGTTGTTTTTTTCTAGGTTGTCGAAGAGTTCGGCGATCTGTCTCTGCATGGTTTTAGAGTCTTCTTCTAGCTCCACGCATTTTTGTCGGGTTACGACGAACGATGTAATGACGCTGATTAACATCCCTCCTAATGTTATTAGTAGCCTTGCGTCCAGTTCCATACCTGCTTCCTGTCTCGCTTTTGCCAGCTTGCGATTAGCGAGCGGATAGCCATGATCGAATCACGCCCACGAAGCGCCCAGCGTACCAGATTATTGTAAAACCCGCCGCGATCTCGGGCAGCCACGACAAAAAAGCCGCCAGACCATTCAGACCGGCGGCGGCGTCTCCAAGATTGCGGAGATCGTTCACGGCTTTGTCGGCCAAGTCGGCCACGCGGCAAGCGCGTCTTCGTCGCCAATTGGCGGATCGCCCGCTGTTGCAGGGAGGTCGCGCAGGGCTTGGCGGTATGCCTTCTGCTCGTCAGTCATCGTTACATCGCCGCTGGCCCACCAATCTGTCTCAGCAAGTCGCCGGTCTCGCTCGACACGCAGCGAGTTCCAATACCCATCGACATTAGTCGGATGCACGAATTTCGTAAGAACGCTGCCATCCCAACTATCTCCGATTGCGGCATCAACATTGTCACAAATCGTATAGCCGTCAGGCGCTTGATAGCCCTGATCCGCGACGATGATGTTTTCAATTTTACCGTTTCTAGCTAATGCAATTTTCATTTCATCAATTCCAAATGCTTATGCGAACATACCCGTCACCGCCCGCGCCGGATGAGGTAACCGTTCCGCCGCCACCGCCGCCGCCCGGCACCTTGCCGTCTTCGCCTTGACCATTGCCATCACCGTACCCGCCGTTCCCGCCGAACACAGACATGCCGCCTTGTTTGTAGTAACCGCTGCCGCCTCCACCACCGTAAATGGAATTGCCGCCGATTGAAGAGCCGCCGCCGCCACCGCCGTAAATCGAGTTACCGCCACGTCCTTGGTTGAAACAGCCGCCAGAGCCGCCGCCATGATGACTGTCGAATCCGTGGCCAGCAGAACTCAACGCTGCGCCGCCACGCGGGTTGCCGCCCGCGCCCGAGGCGAGTCGCGCTGTGGCCGTGCTACCGGCCGAGCCTAGCTCGCCGCCTCCGCCTCCGCCGCCACCTGCACCGACGTTAGCGCCATCACCACCCCCACCGCCGTAAGCGTATAAAGTGCGTCTATTTGTAACAGTGACCGACGTGGTGCCGCCGATGTCACCGTTGTTGCCATTTCCTGTCTTGGCCGCACCGCCAGCACCAATCGTCACGGTCTCAGTCGAACCAAAATCGGCCAAAACGTGATAGCTGAAGTCATAGCCACCACCACCACCGCCGCCAGACTCTTGTCCAGGCGCTCCCATGCCGCCAGAACCGCCGCCACCCCAAACCTCAATTAAAATTTTTGAGGCGCTAGCGGGGACCGTCCAAGTACCGCTGCTGGTAAATGTTGTTATGGTGTCGGGTTCTCCGTCGGCGTCAGAATGACCGTCAGGTCCATCGCCCGCTGCAACAGCTTTCCAAGTTCCGTCGCCCGCCAAAAAGGTAGACCCGCTTGGCGATCCTGATCCAAGTCGCGCTGTTGGCACAGTGCCAGAGGCAAGGTTGCTCGCGTTGAGCGCCGTAAGGTTTGCGCCGCTTCCATTTGGCGCCAAAACATCGGTTCCGATGGCAAGCCCAAGATCGGAACGCGTTGTAGCAAGGTCGGCGGGGTTAAGTCGTATAGTCATCTACTAGCTCCATTTCAGGGCAACGCCGTGAACCTCAATGTCTTTGTTATTGAGGCTCTTGACCCGGTATTTCATTGAAGTTCCGGAGGGCTGAGACGAGATGTCGGTTGACGGGGATTCGTAATATTTCGTTCCGCTTGCGCCCAAAGTTGTGTTCAGAGCTAATGTGCAAGCCGTGAACGTCGTTCCGCCATCGCGTGACACCTCTGCCGTCAGGTCGGTGTTAATCGTGATGCTTTCGTTTTCGACAACCTGAACACCGATGACTGCACTTGACGGCGCTGAGTCAGCCGTAAAAGCATTGCTGACAAGCGTCATATTATTAGGCGTTCCAGAAAATAATTGAAGTTCGGCAAGGTATACGGTACCGCCGCTGAACAATAACTCGCAATAATAGTTTTCGTAGCTGGTCGAGCCAGTTATTGCAAAAGTGCTTACATCGTTCGTAGTGTTATTGTAATCGACGCCCGCTGTACCCGAAAAAAGCAGGGTTCCTCCGGAAGTCGATGCGCTACTGTTGCCGTAAATTTTAATACCA